GAGGATTTCAGCGGTGAGCGGACGGGTCATATTTACTCCGTTAGCCTGCAAGCCAACTCAGGGTAATACGTGCTCGTGCCGAACAGGAGATCAAGTCTAGTTGGCCAGACGTCGGCGTTGATATCCCACTGCCTCGCGATGCGGATCGCGAGACCCTTGAACTTCTCCATCGCGGCGAAGTCGGTTCCGCCCGGAACCTCGAGGGGAACACAGACCATGCCGAACGCATCCTTCACGAACCCGAGGTTCTGGAAGTAGGTCGTGTTGGCCGTGCCGGTGACGGTGATCGGGGTGAGGTTGGCCGGCGAAGCGGTGACGTTCTGATACGCCTGCTGCACCGCGCCGTAGAGGGTTGTCGTGCCGCCGGTTCCAGGGGTGAGAGCTGGGCTGATCGGGATGGTGGCATTGCCGCCGGAGTCTGAATTGACCGAGGCGGTGACCACGAACTGCGCCAACTCGCCGGTCGAGACCCGGCTCTTCGGGTTGACCGAGTAGACCCCGGCGAAGGTGATCACATCGCCGATGTTGAGAAGGCCGGTCACAGAAGCGGTCCAGCCGTTGGTGACGATGGCCGAACCGGTCTGATTGGCGCCGTTGACCACAGGGGTCCCGCCGAAGTTGCCGACCGTCTGGGCCTGGGCGTTCTGGTCGAGGTAAATCTCGAAGTTGGCGAGGTTGGCCAGGAACCCCTTCAGGGCCGGTTCCGCGACGCTGGGGACCAGAAGGTTGCTGACCAGATTGGGCAGGATGCCCCAATAGCTGTTCGGGCTCAGCACCAGGGTCCGCCCGTCCTGGGGGACCGCCATCTTGTCCATCCGCTTGCCGACAAGCGTGATGGAAGTGAAGGTCGAGGGGACAGTGCCGGCCGTGCCGACCAGGTTGTAGACCTGGTTGTAGTTGCCGTAGACGAGGTAGTCGACGAGGTTGGCCATCTCGACCGCCGCCGGCTTGCAGTAGCGCTCGCTGAACTCCTCGATGACGAGGGTGAGATCGACCGAAGTGAACTGGAAGCTCACCTGAAGCTGGTTGTTGATAGTGATCGAGGTCGAGGGCTCGGTGATGTTCTGCAGGCTGAGGCCCGGGCCGTTGGTGACCAGGAAGCGGTTGGGCTTGCGCACCGTGAGCGTGGTGCCGATCTTGTGGAACTGGTTCTCGAACTGGCGGTTGACCTTGCCGGCCATGACCAGATTGTTCTCCAGGATCACCAGGGTTTCCTTGGTGATGACGGAGGGGCTGAGAAGGGCGTTCGTGGTCATTGGCTAGGGGTCCTTTGAGGCCCCCAGCCAAGGCTAGAGGCGGTTTATCGTCTGGCGTTCCACTTGAGGCGGGCGGCGTTCGCTGCCGCGTATTCCTCAGTCGTCATGTCGTTCGGGTCCTTTGCGTCCGGCGCGGTGCGGTTACCGAGGCTGGGCGCTGGGGACGGCTTGGGCTTGGGAAGCGCGACTTTCACCGGCTCCGCGCGCTGGGCGGCGATCCTGCCGATCTCGGCGGCGCCCGCGATGGGCGTCAGGCCTGCGATGCGGCTGGCTTCGTCACGATGCTTGCCAAGGTGGTATTCCACCGCCGGGCCGTTCTCGATCTCGGCTATCGCAACGGCGATATGCAGCGGGATCGTCAGCTCTCGGCCCAGGTCATCCTTGCCAGTGACAGCGTCATAGTCGGGATGATCGGCCTTGAAGGCGGCAAGGCGTTCGTTCCAGCGGGAGACGATAGCCTGGGCCTTGGCGTCGTTCTCGGACTTGAGCCGGTTCTGCTCCGCCGCCTGCGTCGCCATCCTCGCCCCTTCCGCCTTGGCCCAATCCGTCAGGGCCGTCTCATAGGCTTCCGGGCTGTCGTAGGCGTCGTAGCTGGGCTTGGGCTGCGGCTTGGGCGCTTCGGGCTTGGGAATGAGCGCGGCGAGACGGTGGGTTTCCGCTCGGAGGGCGTCCATTTCCTCCCGCATACGCGCAAACGCGGCACGCTGGGCCGGACTCGGCTCGTCCTCGGACTTCTGGTCGGCGTCCGTGACCTCGACTGGCTGTTTGTCGCCGCCAGTGGGCTCGACGACTGCTGGAGTTGCAGACGTAGGCTCAGGTTGCTTCGCTTCGGCCGGCTTGTCAACGGTCACGAACCGGCCGGTCTTGGAATCACGCGCCCAGCCGGGCTCTCCCTCGCTCCACGCCTTCTCAGTGACGTTGGGGATGGCCTCGGGAAGCTTGGGGGCGTCGGGGACCAGCGGGGCAATAACCGGGGCTTCGGCAACAACGGTCGTGTCAGTCACTTCTTCGTCTCCTTCGGCGGTTGCGCCTCGGCGTGATCCTGCCTGCGTTCGTCCATGTGCGCGCCGTGGCTGACCTTGGTGGCCTCCAGATGCGTGCGGGCCGTCTCGGCGGCGATCTTGGCGGCCTCGGCGCTGGCTTTCTGGATGATGCCCAGAAGTTTCGCCTCGAAGTCGTGGTCGATCTTGCTCTGCGCGATCTGGCGATCCGCGCCCTTCTCCTGCAACTCCTTGGCCGCGAGTTGAAGCTGCTGGGTCAGGGTCTGTATCTGCTGCTGCATCTTCTGGACGAGAGCCTGTTGCTCCGGCTTCATATCCTTGGCGGCGGGCATGAGGGCTTCGGGCGGCAGGGCCATGGCCAACCGACGCGTCAGTGTCTCGGCGTCCTCGAAATCGAAGTTCTTGACGATGAGGTCGGCCGCTGCCTGACCGATGTGCGGGATGGCTTGAAGCAGGCTTAGCATGTCCTCGCGGTTCTCGATCCGCTTGGTGGCGTAGTCGGGGCCGATGGTGACCGTGACGCCATACTTGCCGATGGTGGGGTTGAAGGTCGCCAGCTTGGTCTGGCCCTGCATCCGCTCGCCCGTGGCCTTGGAGGCGTGAGGGTCGATCTCAATCTTCTGCTCGGTGTCGTCCTCCCGCAGAATGACAAGTTGGCGCTGCTCGTCATAGACCTTGGGAATCAGGTCGATCCAGATTGCCCCAGCGTGCTTGAGCGAGCGGCAATAGTTGTCGAGGTAGTGCGCGCTCCCCAAATCCTGCGGCTTGCGATACTCGCGGATCGCCTTGCCGGAGCGCATGTCCGGGCTGTTCTGCTCGGCGGCGAGATCGATATGCACGCCGGTCGTGGCCATGATGTCCATCGCGGCGGTCTGCGCGCCGTTCTGGAACCCCTCCGGTATGCCCGGCATTGGCGAGCGTTGGGGCGCGGGAAGGTTCGTCCCCGCAAAGCTCGTCGGACGATAGTGAATCACCGCGTAGGGAACCTTGTTGGCGTTGCGCCACTCGTCCTCGTAGCCCTCGTCCTGGCCTTCCGCCATCACGAACGGAGCCATGGGCGCCAGGGCCACCGCCTCGGCGTATTTGGTGATCCAGTAGTTATACATCCGCTGAGCGTCCATCGCCGGCTCGATCAGCCCGCTCAGCTTCAGTTTTCCCTCCAGGTCGATCTCGTTGCCGACAACCTGGACTATGGGTATCCACTTGCCGAGCCAGTCGCCGCGGTCGATGATCTGAACGCCGTTGGTCTTATACCACCTCACCTGACGGTCGTGGCTCTCCCGCTCCTCAAGGATTTCCAGCTTGCCGGACTCGATGGCTGATTGAACGTCCTCGTGAAGCTCGTCCTTCCAACCGACGTGACCGTTGGAGAGGCGGACGAGCGTGCGCTCCTTCTTCTCCACCTCCCAATAGACCGCGATCCTAACGTGCTCCTTGGTGAACCACGCCTGGAACTTGTCGCCAGACCCCGCCTGGGTGAAGTTGGTCACATCGGCCTTGGGATATTCGGCCTTATACTGATCAATCTGGATCATTTCGGACTCGAACGCATACTTCCAGTCCGCGCCGTCCGGCTGCTTGCTGTCTGGATCACCATAAATCGTGAAGCGGTTCCTGATCCGCTCGACGACGATGACCTGATTCATGGAAGTCTCGGACTCCCACTCGGTGTTGAACTTGAAGTATCCCTCCCCGATCCGCACCGCTGACTCAAAGGCGGTGTCATAGGCGATGTCCGCCCCGCACTCCCGCTCGATGGCCCGGATCAGGCCCTTGAACATCTTGGCGGCCTCGGGGTCGCCCCTGTCACCTACCGGGCTGACGTTGATCGTCGGGCGGTTCAGGCGCTGGTCGTTGACC